CAAGAAGGTCTTAGAATGCTTGGTAGCTTAACAGGCGAAATTCTTACAACGTCAAGCCATGGTAGGATTATCGAAGATGGTATTAAGCCTTTCAACCAAAAGGATAAGCTCCTTTCCTCACCGAAAGCTAAGGTTAGTAAGAGCGGGTCTAGGTATCTTACAGTACCTTTTAGGCACGGAGTACCGGGTACCACAACAATGCAATCTATGCCCCAGCATATTTATGATTCAGCGAAGAATCTCGGGTATAGCCGAAAGAACAACTTTTTAGTAGCAGCGCTTACAGGTAAAAAGTACTCTTGGGGAGGTCGCCTACAAAGTACTTCAGAAGGCCAACGAAGTCATGTTGCACCACACCCGGGTAAAGGTTACACGTGGAAAACTGGACTCTACAGTGGAATGGCAAAGATGGGTAAGACCAATCATTCGCAATACATGACCTTCCGAAGAGTATCAACTAACTCGGATCCTGCGTCTTGGCAATTTCCAGGGGTTAAGCCTAGACCTATACGTGAAGCTGTTGTGGAAAACACAAGAGAGGAAATACTGCAGCTTATCCGGAGTGGCTTTGAAATGGATCTTTACTTTATGGGGCTTGGGGGTAATCAGTAATGGATTTTTCAACCTTTGTATTTCAAACAGTGGATGTAAAACAGGAGCTTGTAACTCGTCTTAAAGCGGGGCTTTTAGCCTTAGGGTACACTGGTAAAAATATAATCAATGTCCTGAAGGCCGACCCACAATCTCCTGCTGAAATTCCCTGTATTGGGATTAATCGAGCTGATGATTCTGAGAGCTCCCAGTCTATAGCTGATGGCCAGGGGTCGCTTTATGATCCAGCCACGATGGTCAATACAACATTTTATGGAACTTTCTTCGCTGAAGCTCAAGAGATCAGGATATGGCACACGAACGCTGACGAGCGTGAAAAATTGTATCTTGCTGTGAAAGCTATGCTTTTTGGCATGCGGTTTGACCTAGCCCAGATGGGGTTGATTAACTTTAACCTCCGTAGTGGTAGGGATGAGCAAGATACTACCATGATGCAAGCTCCCATGGTGCTTTACTGGGCCTCAATAACTATGAGCTACTTAAATCCACTAGACGTACAGTTTACAGGTATTGTAGAACCCATTTCAGATGTTCCCGATAACGGGATTTTAAAATCCTAAAAGTAAGGAGGCTATTGGTATGTATAGTGATAAATCTACCGAAGAAGCTGAAGAAGCTGTAGCGCCATCAACTCCTGAAGAAGCTGAAACTGTGGAACAACCAGCTACCGAAGAAGCTGTGGAACCTTCAACTCCTGAAGAATTGGCTAAGCAGCTTACTTTTGAAGAATTTCTTTCTGAAGTGAAGCTGCACATGGGTTTAGTGGCTAGCTTTAAAGTGGAAAATGCTGAGGAGCTAGGTCCAAGAAGTCAGACTGCTTGGGAAGAAGCCTTCGAATCACAGTCTAAAAAAGTTTACAAATAGCATAAAAAAGGGGAGGTAAAACAACTATGGCAATTAATATCTCGTTTGGAGGAGCTAACATTAAACGCCCAGGTGCTTATTCAACTGTAGACACTGCTAATATGTTTCCAGCGTCCGCTGGTGGGTTCAAAGTTCTAGCTTATATAGGAATTGTTCCAGGTCTTATTGCACAAGTAGAAACGGCAACTGTAGTGGGTGCTGTAACTACAGCAGGTAATGCTACTGTAACTGTTACTGCCTTGGGTATGCCAAATTCTCCAAAGGTGGTTAGTGTGCCTGTAGCTGCGAGTGACACCGCAATTTTAGTAGCAGGAAAAATTATCACAGCCCTCCAAGCAGACGTTAATATTGGTGGATTCTTCACAGTCAGTGGTACTGGTGCGTCAGTAGTTTTGACAGCTAAAGCTACAGCTCTGAATGATAATTCCATGAATATTAGCGTAGCTAATGGCACATGCGTAGGGCTTACAAATGCCCTCACATCCGTTACTACAACTGCTGGTGGGACAAGCGGTACACCTGTAGGCACAGTGTCTTATTTCAATGATCCTGTTGTAGCGAACACTCAAATAGCACCTTGTGAGCTTCTTGATCTTATGCAAATAGGCTGGGCACATGGAGCTGATTTAATCGCTGTTTCTCCTGTAGCCTTTGCGGGAGCGGACACGGACTGGCAAAATGCTATTGACCTCTTAGGAGTAGAAGCTATTGACGGTATTGTTATTGCGAGTACAGCACAAGCCATTCAAGTTAAAGTTGACACTCATTGCACTTTAATGTCCAGCATCAAGAACCGTCGTGAACGTCGTGCTTTCTATGGGCACGCTACAGGCTTAACAGTATCGGCTATTACTGCGCTTCAGAGTGTCATAAATGATGAGTTAGCTATGATGGCTTCTCCTGGTATGTATGTGTTTGATGCTACTGGTACTAAAGTTCTGAAAGCTTCTAATTATTTAGCTTCTGCTTATGCAGGGTTATGGGCTGGACGACCTTCTCAAGACCCTATTACTTATAAATATGTGAAATGCGTTGGTCTGGAAAAAATCTATACTGGGGATGACATTGAAACGCTGCTTGCTGGACATATTGCCCCTACCGAATATGTTCGAAATAAGGGATTCCGTGTAGTTCAAGGGGTTACTTGTTCTGCTAGTACTGACCTTACCATGCAGGAACTCTCTGTATCATCCATAAAAGTAGAAATGAGCCAAACGCTCAGAGGATACTTCGAGGACAAATACGTGGGTAAAGCTGGCGTCGATGGTATCGAAGTCACTATGTACAATGATCTAGTTTCCATGCTTGAAGGGTTTAAAACTGCTGGCTTAATTACAGCCTATACCGATGCAACAGTCACCAAAAGTGGAACAGCTTTTATCCTAAATTGGGCTGGTAAACCGACGTTGCCTATTAATAACTTCTTAATGACAACGCACTTGTCACTCTAATATTTAAACGATAAGGGAGGTAAAAACTATGTCTAGCATTGCTACTCAACAGGTCCATGCAGGCCACACTATTAAGCTTAAAATTAATGGTCAAGAGGTAGGTCGCGGTCAGTCGATGGATGGACGTCGGTCTTTTGGTCAACAGGCAGAATACGAACTAGGGTCGATCATGCCCCAAGAGCATGTAGCCCTTCGTTATGAAGGCACAGTGACCTTAGATAAGTTCAAGATTCGTAAGAAATCACTAAAGGATCTTGGCCTAGCATCCCTTGGCGTTGGTATTCTGAATATGGATGTTATTGATATTGAGGTTACAGATAAGTACACCAAAGATATTATCGTGGTCTATCGTAGCTGCTCCCTCCAAGATTATAGTGAAAACTTCAGAGTTAACGCTATTTCTGGTGAGAACGCTACATGGCAGTACCTATCAGCTGATCAAGGAACTCCTGAAACTGACGTCTAATCAAAATAATACTTCCGAAGCTAAGAAGCCCCTACCTTTTTGGTGGGGGTTATTCTATAATAAGACTAGGGAAATTATTACCATAATAATCTAAGAAGGGGCTGGAAAAATTGACTAAAGAAACCGAAAACAAGGTCAAGGTACGGGAGCTTATAGCACAAGCAGAGCAGATCAAGCTTGGTGGAGAACTCAAAGCAGGTGTCTTTATTGACTACACATCAGACTTCGGAACTATCTTTCAAGGTAATGTGATCTTTAAACGGCCTACAATGATGGAGTATGTACGGATAGGTGCTCTTAAATCTGAGTATCTTCGGAAGGCTGGGGTAGTTGATCCTAAACTTGTGGATAACCTTATTAAGCTTATGGCACACATCATGTCTACTCTTAATGTTGTTATCATTCAATCTCCTGAATGGCTTATCAACTTAGAAAACATTCAGGAACCAGATATCCTATATCATGTTTACGAGAAGTACGAGGAATGGGAAAAATCCTTTCGTAAAATCCCTACAGAACAAGTACCTACAGATAGCGAATCTCCCGAAGGAGCGGGAACTCTGGATACTTAGAAAATACTATGCTGGTGGAGTAGGCTGTTTACCTCCGACAGACCCGAGGATAACGTCCATGACACCAGAAATGATCGAGTTAGAGTTTGCACACATAGCTATTGATATTAAGCTTAAAGGTGGCAATACAGAGCAGTATGCAGATGAGGACTATGATGATTACGATAAAGATTCTGAAGAACATGACAGTAAATTATCAGATGATTCTTTACCTAACTATGTGCCCATTCAAAATCTGCCTATAGAAGCAGAAGACGAGTGGGAAGACGTTGACGAAGAGGACACTTAATAGTATTTCTGAAGTCCAGCGGTCAGTATATGGTCGTTGGACTTCGAACTAAATGAGGGGTGATAAAATATGGCTTCCACAGAACAAGCAATACGTATTACAGCGCAAGGGGAATTCGGACAACTACAGCGCGGTCTGAAGGATCTCCAAGATGACTTTAAAAATGTCCTTGGCACCATAGAAAAAGGGACTCGGCAAGGTGGGTTCTTCGATGATAAGCAGCTGCAAGCACTTGACCTTTACAGAAGACGTTTCAAGGATACTCTAGAAGAGCTAGATAAAGAATTCGATAAACAATCGGATGCAGTAGAAGCACTTAGTGGAAAAATGAAAACAGCTTATGCTTGGGAAAAAGAAGAATTAAAGGAACAGATAAAGCAACGACAGGAAAACCTTGGGCTTATTGATGATACACGACGAAAGTTAGAGCAAGCATACCAAAAGCGTAATACTGAAGCTGAAAGCTACGGTAGTTCAAGTCCTATCCCAGGTGGACCAGGTGGCAGCGGATCAGGTGGCAATGATTCAGGCAGTAGCTTTGCTATGCTCGGCGCTAGTTCGCTTATACCTAAGGCTTTAGGAGCTATCGGTACTATTGGTAAGTTTGCTCTAGGTCTTGCGGGTGTCGGAAGTTTACTTAGTATGGCTACGGAAGCCTATCAACTTGCTCATACAAGAGAAGTCAACTCACTAGACCTATCTCAACGTCTCAGGGGTAACGGTTTTAGCGGTTCAAATGACACAATGTATGACAATGTATCAGCTATTGGCCGAAGTAATAAAATGGGCTACTCTCAAGCAGAGTCTTGGCAATTACAGGACACATATACCTCAGAAGCTGGTACACTAGGTGCTAGTGGCCAATTAGCCCTTCAGAAGTTTTCCCGTGGTTATGGGCTAGATGCTACCACAGTTGGAGGACTTGCTGGAAACGCAAAACAACTAGGGGGAGTAGAAGACCCTAAAAAATATGCTGATATGATTGCAACTAGCGTGGAAAAGTCAGGTATGACACCACGTATTTTAGAGGTTATGAAAACCAGTAATGCCCTGCTTCAGAATCTTAATACAACGTTTAAAGATGGAAGCACAGCACAGATTATGTTGTACCAGACGACGCTTGATAGATTAGGCAATGCTAATGGTATGACTAAATTGACGGGAGCACAGGGCGCTAATGTTATCGGTGGATTAGGTGGCATATACCAACCAGATAATGAGAAATGGAAATGGATGGGCATAACAGCCCTTCAACAGTATAACCCTAAAAAGTACAGCCAAATGAGCCTTTATGATCAAGAATCTAGCTTTGAGGATGGTATACAAAATAAAGATAACATCCCAGCTATGGCAAAGTATCTTAAGTCCACGTCTGGTGGAGATAATGATAACTTTAAACGTATGATGCAATCTTGGCTTACTGATGGTGGTTTTAAAGCAACAAAGAGTGAAGTAACTGAACTCGATAAAGTAACTAACGGATTTACAGCGTTTGACCCAGATAAAATAGATAAAGTTTTAGGAACTGATTCTGGCACGAAATACGATACCACACGTAAAGACGAAGCTGGGCAGAACATCATGGATGTTGAAGCCGTATTTAATAAGCACCTAGAGGAGCTGGGTACTAAATTTCTGCCTTTTATTACAACCATGCAGGGCGATATTAATAATATTGTCACGGATTTAGGTTCGCTTAGCAGTGAAAGCACTCTACAGGACGTTTATAAGCTTCTGAAGGAAGGTCTTGGCAAAGACCTTATTCAGTTCATGAAAGACTCAAAGCTAGATAAGGTAGTCGAGCTTATGGTGGCTGGTTTCGGAACAAAAAAAGTTCTTGATTTGTACAAGTCCTATAAATCAAATAG